AATAAAGAATGCAGAATCAAATTCGCGAAACTACTAGAAAGCAAAACGCTGACTAGAAAGCAAGCAAAAGAGATCGCACTTCCTAAGAAATTTCGAGCTCTACTATTGAGAAATTTAACAGATAGAGATATTTCATTTATACTCACACTGTTATACTCAACTAGGAGGATTACTCTTCCAATCGATCCAGACATAAGCAGCATTAATAATGCTTACAAAGGATCAGACTTAACTGATATTCTCAGTTATTTACCAGGGTTTATTGAACAGCTTAAAGTTTTGGCTGAACGAAAACACGGTAAAGGGAACGATATTTTCGAGTTTCCAGTCTGGAAAGAGTATCATATAAGTACTAAGAAGGGCCCTAGTGGCACTCAGGCTTTACTTTCTTGTCTAACAGACTTGAACAGTTTACCAAGAGACCTCTTCGAACAAATTTCTTCATTCGGAGGACCAATTCTTAAGTCTAGGATGGATGCTCTTTATTCTAACATTTACCGTCTTTCAAAGGACTTTAACCAGTCTTGCGAAGATAATCAGCCTATTCGGAAATTATCAGCGCTAGAAGACTCTGAAGGTAAGACTCGTATTGTAGCCATTAGTGATTATTGGTCACAAACTTGTCTTAAACCGGTGCACGATTCGTTCAATCGGGTACTCCGTTTAATCAATCAAGATCAAACGTTTTCACAAACTGAAGGCCTTGGTAGTTTACCTTTTGACAGTAATTGTACATTTTTCTGCTATGACTTATCTTCAGCAACAGATCGTTTTCCAATAAAAATTCAAAAGGAATTCGTGTCTTTGCTTTACGGTTCGTCAAAAGCGGATCTATGGTATAACATTATGGTTGGATACCCCTTCTTGTTTAAAACACCTAAAGGTGAGCCTCTGCGAATTTCTTATGCAGTAGGTAATCCCATGGGACTATACTCGAGTTGGAATACATTCACCATTTGCCATCACTTCGTACTTTATGTTTGCTGCAAGACCTTGAACAAGTCTTGGTTTACAGCTGAATATAAGTTATTAGGAGATGACATAGTTATATGGAATAAAGATATTGCAGAGCGATACTTGGAAATAATGACCAAAGTTCTAGGTGTAGATATTTCTATACCCAAATCTCACAAATCAAATTATTTTGTGGAATTCGCAAAACGTTTTTATTATTGCGGAAAAGAGGTCACCCCATTTTCAATTAGGGCTTTGTCTAGCGAAACTAAAAGCTTTTATAGCTTTGTCGTTCTTGCGAAGACTTACCTTAATAGGGGATGGGTCCCTGTATTGCCTTGTGATTTAGTGCTTCATGACTTTTATCAAACACAGCGCTTAAAGAGATTTAAAAGATCATATCTCAATACAGTGCATAGTAAGATAAAGTTATCATGTGCCTTATTTGATCGATTGAGTGGTCACGTTGGTGATCTAGAACTAATCAATACGGTTCTGGTAACATTCAACTTACCCACTTTTTCATGTAATCAAACAAACTTGGCGAAAGCCTCGTTTCGAGACTGCATTCACTCGGCATTTGAGAGCGGCACTAGTTCGTTCGTTGGAGATTTAGCTAAAAGACTAAAAAGACTTGAAGCTGAATACTCTGAACCTCTAATTATCGTGGACCCAGTAGGAATAGCTACAATTAATTATAGCAACTTACTGAGACTGCATCCCTTCTACTTTTTAGTAGATCGTTTCGTTTATAAAAGATTCGAGCAGCTTATTTATGATTATACTGCAGGGTTTGACGCTGATGAACTTGATTCTCCTGAATTAATGGAGTTTTATAGATCCATCCGTGCAGTGGACGTTACCTCTCTTTTAACAGAGAGAAACTACACTGTGATAATCAGAGCTATACCTAAACTACTTGTACCTTTAAAGCGAATCTTAAATGATTACTATAAAGATATGAGTTACTTAAATTTTTAAAGAATAATTTAAGACAAATCTAGGAGTAGTTTAATGGCTGCTCTAGTGGTCTAAGTAACCTAGAAATAGCGTTACTTAGGGCATTCACTCATTACTGGGTGATGTTAGTCCTTTCGTACCCCCTACGGGGGGGAAAACCATACTCAACTAGGAGGATTACTCTTCCAAT